ATACGCAAGAGGTAAAAACGCATATGGTATATGTGACATAAGTGGATTTAGATATAAATTAAACACTATGAAAAAAACTTGGGATGGTTTGTTAGTTGGTCCAGACATGTATGACCCTAAACACCCACAGCTTGAACCAAAACGAAACATATCAGATCCTGAAGCATTACTTAACGCTAGACCAGATGTTAAGTCAACCATACATTTAGGAACAGTTTTAGTAAAAAACCCAGTAAACAGTGCAGGAGTAAGTTCACCCATAATGTATGCGTTAAACAGCAACACTATAGGGTCGAGTTTTACAGGATACCAAGCAACAGCAGAGCTTGGAGGAGTTAGTGTAAGCACATGAGTTGGACTAACACTACATTAACCACAGCTATTAAAGAATATTTAGAAAATACAGAGTCGTCTTTCGTTTCTAATATTCCTAACTTTATAAAAGCTACAGAAGAGAAAATTTTAAAAAGTGTACAGCTGGATGAATTTAAAAAGAATGTAACAGGTACTGGCACAGCCAGTAATACATATTTAGCCATGCCTAGTGATTTTTTAGCTCCGTTTAGTTTAGCAGTTATAGACGAAAGCAATATATATACTTTTTTAAAATTAAAACATGTCTCATTTATAAGAGACTACACTCCAGTTGCTTCTACTACAGGCAATCCACAATACTATGCTGAGTTTGATAGCGATACATTTATACTCGCACCAACACCCAGCAGCAATTTTACATTTGAGTTGCATTATTTTTTTAGACCTCAATCTTTGACAGACAGTTCATCAACAACATGGATTTCAGAAAATGCAATAAATGCACTACTTTACGGAAGTCTAGCTGAAGGTGCTATGTATTTGAAAAATTTTGAATCGATACCAGTTTACGAACAACGTTTCCAAGAAGCTATTATGATGCTTAAAAACCTTGGAGAAGCTAAAGACACCAGAGACCAATATAGGTATGGTGAAATAAGGAGAGAGCCACAAGCATGATAGAGATAGACACTACATCCACATTAGGATCTATAGGTGTTTCGACTACCGAGCACAAAGGTCATACTCCTGAGTTTTGGGCAGAACGTTGCACAGAAAGAATATGTGGTATTTCTGATAGTGCAGAACCACATGTTCGTCAACAAGCAGAAGCATATAGACTAGCTATTTATTCTGCAATACTTTATTATATTAAACAAGCAATTAACAGTCAGGTTGTAACTATGAACAATGTATTACAACAACAGGGTCATAAAGATCTGGCTAAAATATTACAGGAGCTGAAATAAAATGGCAATTACATCAACATTAACAACTAGTTTTAAAAAAGAACTTTTAGAAGCTACACATAATTTTTCTGCTTCAGGCGGAAATAGTTTTAAACTAGCTTTATTTACTAGTTCAGCGTCACTAGATGCTACTACAACTGCATACTCAACTTCTAATGAAGCGAGTGGAACTAACTATACTGCAGGAGGAGCAGCACTTACTAATGTAGCTCCAACTACAGGTGGTACTACTGGGTTTACAGATTTTTCTGATCTAACTTTTAGTAACGCTACCGTAACTGCTAGGGGCTGTCTTATTTATAACGACACTAATAGTGATAAAGCAGTAGCAGCAATCGACTTTGGTGGAGATAAAACATCTACCGCAGGCGATTTTACTATAGTTTTTCCAGCAGCAGCAGCCAGTACAGCGATTATACGTATAGCCTAAAATGTCTCAGTACCTAAATGGCTGGGGACGTGGTACTTGGGGACAACTCGATTATGGTCAATCAGCAGTTCCTCTTGAAATAACTGCACCAGCAGCAGGATCAGTAGGTACACCTGTTGCAACAGTAAATGCTCAGGCTATCGTATCAGTGGCTGGAGTTACTGCCAGTTTAGGTAGTGTAACTGTTACTATTCAAGCTGACGCTAATGTAACACCCTCAACTTTATTAGCAGCAGGTAATCTAGGTACTGCCACAACAACTTCAGTGAATAATATAAGCGTAAGTGGATTAAGTAGCACATCAGCTTTAGGCACATCAAGTTTATCAACAAACAATAATATTTCTGTTGCTGATGATTTTGACTCACCTATGTCTGGTTTATTAGGTACTGTTATTCCAGCTAGTAATAATAATTTATCAGTTTCTGGTTTTAGTAGCACGTCAGCTCTGGGTACAAGTTCAGTCAGTACAGTAAATAATGTTTTTATAGATGGTGTTTCTTGTACTTCTTCTTTAGGAACAGTCACTACAATTTGTAAAGCAAACGTATCTCCAGAATCAGTACAAGCAGAAGCTTTATTAGGTTCTACAACAGTTTGGGGTTTGGTAGATGATTCACAAACACCAAATTGGCAAGAAGTAGCTTAACTTTTGTGGAAAAACAACTTATAATAAATTTGCACGGAGAAAAACATGGCAACATATGTAAATGATTTAAGGTTAAAAGAGATAGCCACAGGTGATGAATCAGGAACTTGGGGAACAAGCACTAATACTAATTTAGAACTTATTGCTGAAGCTTTTAGTTATGGTACCGAAGCTATAACAACCAATGCTGATACTCATAGTACTGAAATAGCTGACGGTTCTACTGATCCTGGAAGATCAATTTACCTTAAATACACAGGTACTCTTGATAGTGCTTGTACTATTACTATTGGACCAAACACGGTATCAAAACTTTGGTTTATAGAAAACGCTACATCTGGTTCGCAAAACATAATTATTTCACAAGGTTCAGGAGCTAACATAACAATACCAGCAGGAGATGTAAAAGTAGTTTATTCAGACGGAGCAGGTTCAGGAGCAGCAGTAGTAGACGCTTTCGCTAGTCTCAACGTTGTTGATTTAAAAGTAGAAGACGACCTTACAGTTACAGATGATTTAATTGTAAATGGTGATATAGACTTAGAAGGCAACATGGATGTCAATGGAACTCTTGAAACAGATGCTATTTCTATTGATGGAACTACAGTCACATCCACCGCAGCAGAGCTTAACATATTAGATGGAGTAACATCTACAGCAACAGAACTTAATATTTTAGACGGTGTAACTAGTACAACAGCAGAACTTAATATTCTTGACGGTGTTACTAGCACAACAGCAGAACTTAATATTCTTGACGGTGTTACTAGTACCGCAGCAGAACTAAACATATTAGACGGAGTAACAGCTACTGCAACAGAACTTAATTATAGTGATGGAGTAACTTCCAACATACAAACCCAGCTTGATACAAAAACCTCAACAGGTAAAGCCATTGCCATGGCTATTGTATTCGGATAAAATAGGAGAAAAATATGGCATCAGTAAATATAGTAAACGTAACATCCATTTTACCATTCACAATTAATGGGTCAGTTACAACTTCATTAGTAGACGTAATAGACGTACCTGCTGATAAATTATATAAAGTAAACACGATAATTATTGCAAACATAGACGGAACAAACTCAGCCGATGTTACAATAAAAGCATCAACATCAAATGGCTCTAATTATTATAATATAGCTTCAACAGTTGCAGTACCAGCAGATTCAACTTTAGTAGTTCTTGATAAAAATTCATCAATTTATTTAGATGAAACAGATTTATTAAGAGTACAAGCTAGTGCTAATAGTGATTTAGAATACACAATATCTGGTGAAATTTTAGATGACGCATAAGGAGTTAGAAAATGGCTCATTTTGCAGAACTTGATAGTAATAATAACGTAATACGAGTAGTAGTAATATCTAACGAAGATGTAGATGCTAATGGTGGCGATTTACACCCAGACGCAGAAACTTTTGTAGCTTCTGTAGTACCACACTCAGAAAGTGGTGTTGCTTGGAAACAAACTTCTTACCACCATAATTTTAGAAAACAATATGCTGGGACTATTCATTACTATGATAGTTTTAAAGATAAATTTATAGACTTACAGCCATTCCCATCTTGGTATTTAGACAATAATGATGACTGGCAACCACCAGTAAATTATCCAGACACATTTGATATAGGTGGTCTTGCAGCTAATGCAGAATGGGATGAGGCTAATCGAAGATGGCTAGGTAGAACATTTGACCATACTACTGACCCAGTAACAGAAACTGATTACTTTTGGGACGATAATAATTCACAATGGAAGGAGATTTAATATGCCTATTACAAAAATTCAAAGAAGTCCATTAATAGGAAAAGACCAAGAACCAGTTTTTTCAGCAAAAGTAACATCTTTTAATAGCAGTACAAACTATGTAGTGCCTTCTAAAACAACCTCAGTAACTTATTTAGTAGTTGCTGGTGGTGGAGCAGGAGGAAGAATCGGCGGAGGCGGAGGAGCTGGTGGCTATAGGTCATCTACGCCAGGTGAAGCATCTGGTGGCGGAGCTTCCGCAGAACCAGCTTTAAGTGTTACCGCAGGTTCAACAGTACCTGTTGTAGTTGGAGGAGGTGGACCAGGAACAACTAGTGGTAATGGAAATTGGAGACCAGGAAATGATTCAAGTTTTGGACCTATTGTTTCTGTTAAAGGCGGAAGTGGTGGTAATAGGTTTGCTTACACTACTCCAAGTGGTACTGCTGGCGGTAGTCAGCTTGCACAAGACGGAGGTTCAGGTGGAGGTTCTGGTATTTGGTATAGTGTTGGTAATTATCCTGACGGAGACGCTGCAGGTCGAGGAACAGCTAATCAAGGTTTTCCAGGTGGAGGTGCTAGAAGTCCAACACATAACTATGGTTGTGCTGTAGGTGGCGGTGGAGCAAGTGAAGCTGGTCAAAAAGGCAATCCTGATAATGTTATCGGAGGCAGAGGTGGACAAGGCGTATCATCTTCTATTACAGGTTCTCCAGTAGCTTACGCAGATGGTGGTGGAGGAGCATCAGGTGATACTGGTCTTTCAGTTCCTAATGACAAAGGAGGAGCTCCTGGTCCAGGAGGAAGTGGCGGAACAGGATATGGAAGTGGAGACCATCCTGCTTTACACGCAACAGATGCAGCTGCCAATAGAGGCGGAGGTGGTGGAGGTAGTGGTTATGGTCCTGCAACTCCTTCTTTTGCAGTTGTCGGTGCGGGTGGTTCAGGATTTGTTGCTGTTAATGACCCATTTGGTGATTTTGCTGGATCAAGTGTTTGGAGTTTAAGTAAAGTATATCAATTAAAAAAGGACGGCGACTGGATTTAGTCCACGCCTTCAAATGGAACTTTATTTTTGTATTAGTATGCAACGTGCGGGTAACACCCTACTTGGCAGTATCTTAAACCAAAACCCCAATATAACTCTTACAGCTAATAGTCCTCTTACTGAAATTATTTACCAACTTGACTTAATAAAAACTAATGACAAAATTCCTCAACAACTAAATTTTCCTCATAATAAGTCTTTAGATAATGTTATTAAGAAAACTTTTTATACTTATTCTGAAACATTTAAAACAAAATATGTTATTAATAGGTGTAATTGGGGTTCAGATGGAAACCTTGAATTATTAGAAAAGTATTTTGATAAAAAAATTAAATTTTTAATTTTGTATAGAAACCCTTTAGAGTGTTTAGCTTCGTTATTAAAAGCATTTAAAGTAAAAAAAGAAAATATTGAAATAGATGCAGATTATTACATGAACTCAGAAACAGGTGTTTTAGGAAATGTTATTAAACAAATTCCTTTAGTACAGAAAAACTATGAACATTTATTTATTACATACGACCAGTTAATTGCTAACCCACAAAGTACAGTTA